AAAGAAAGTAATCAAAGAAAAGAAAAGAATGCTTATTAGAGGTGGTGATTCAAGTGAGGTACTGAATAAAGGTAGTACCTTAAGATAGTACTTAAGGAGTACTCTGCCTTGTCGAAGAAGTTTCCACCAAACTCTCTGACTCAACCTGATTGCATGAGGTTGATGTCAACTATCTACCGATCCCTCAAAGAGTCGGGTTGCAAATGGAAAAATGATCCGCGGACATTTGTCAGGGCTAACCTACACTGCCTCGGGTTGACTCCTGAAGGAATCCCTAAAGTGAAGAGCTTCAGCGTTTTTTGCAGGCTCCTCATGCCAATCGCACAAAGACTGATCGAGAAGAAACCGATCTATCAAGAGAAGGCATCCCCAGGCTATAGGATGCTAAAGGCTTACCTGCTTACAGACGAGGGGATCACCAAGTGGCGTCAGGTCAGGTTTGAGGCGCTACGCCTTTCAAACGGAGCATGTTGCCTATGCGGAGCGAGGGCAAAAGACGGGGCAGTTCTCCATGTTGACCATATCAAGCCGAAAAGCCTCCACCCAGAACTAGCATTTGATGTGGACAATTTACAGGTGCTATGCGCTGACTGTAATCTGGGCAAGGGGAACAGAAGTGATGACGACTTCAGATGATTCAATGGATCTGCACCACAACCTCGACCCGCTTGCTAACCTGTCCTTCTTCCGCGGCCAGTGCCATTGTTGCGGTCGCTGGCTGATCGGGGCCATTGAAGAGGAACGAGATACCAGTTGGGCAGTCTGCGAATGCGGTCATGTCTTTGAGTGCAAGAGCACTGAACAACCAGTGAATATCTACACGCAGAAGGTAACAAGAATTGTTATCCTACGCGAACAGAAGAAACTCACAAGTTCCCTTGCGCGTTTACCAGAAAAGCCTATATTTTAGGTATGCCCATTCCGGGCAGGAGGAGAACAGATGGCTAAGGCGCGTTGGATTCGGACTGAGTGCGGTTGGGCTGGGCGGAAGGGGTTTATCATGCAGGCACCGAAAGGTTACTTCGTCTGCAAGTACACATACCAGAGCTATGATGGTAAGGTGTTTCTTCAATCCGACCTGATCTCTGACTTGAAGAAGAACGCTGACCAGGAGTAGGGATGATCGTTATTAAAGACGAGAACCTAAAAGCGTGGTTTGATCTGTGGTGCCGTCCTCGCGGTTTGAAACCAAGAAAGATCACCGGAGAGATGTTTGTCAAAAATCTACATGATATGTATGTCGAACATCGAGACCAAAAACCAGAGATTATCCAATGTCTTTTGAACGCAAACGGCCAAGTGATTCACAGTGATGGTTCCCCGGTCACGGCTAAAGAGGTTCTTTGGACCAGCGAAGATCGTCGCAAGATGATTCAACAAGAATCTGAAATTGCAACACTCAACTGGAAGAACGCCATTCTAACCCACCAAACACACGGAAAACAAGAGCGGAAGCGCCTGTATATTCGTATTATTGATGCGATTGGTGTTCTGTTCGGTAACAAGAAAGCCGTGGAATAGGGATGACTAACGAAGAAAAAGCACAAGCCCACCAAGCTTGGCTTGAGGCCCGCAAGCTCGGTGTCTCCGGGTCTGATATTGCATGCATCATGGGAGCCAACCCCTACAAGTCAGAGGATGACCTTCTCCTTGACAAGTTGGGGGTTGGCAAGCCCTTCACTGGTAATGCCGCGACTAGGGCTGGTCAGCGCCTAGAGCCAATGGTGGCGAACTGGTATGCCAAGCGGAACGAACAGATCATCATCAACGGGGCCTTCACCCGGTCAACAGAAGATCCTCGGTTCATAGGAACCCCTGACTTTTTGACAGCATTTGGGGGTATTGACACCAAGACGGGGGCACAGCATACCTACCGGGCCGGATGCCCCAAGTATTACGAACTCCAGGTCCGGTGGTATAACATGATCTGCGGCGGGGATCACTGGGACATCGTGGTTTGTATCGTCCCTAAAGATCGGTCTGAGATTCCTCTTCATGAATCGGATGAATTTTTATACCGATGGGTTGCCAATAGACCAGTCAAAGAATACCCATTTTTTAGAGATAAAAACATCGAAGAAAGCATGAAGATCGCCGCCAATAGGTTTTTGGATCGGTTAGATTCAATTAAAAGGGGTGGTTCGAGCATATGATAAACATAGATTCTATCCCATATGAAATCCCAATACCTGGAGCATGTTGTTATTATATAAACAAGGATGGTGAAGTATTCTCGACAAAGCACAAAGAAAAAAGAAAATTAAAAACAAGCATAAATCCAGTTTGTGGGTATGAATATGTTGCACTCCGCATTAATCTAAAGACGGTCCAAACAACCATCCATAGATTAATGGTTAAAAGTTTTTATGGCGATTTACGGGAAGGCGAAACTGTAAACCACATTGATTGCAACAAAACAAACAACAAAATTGAAAATTTAGAAATATTATCTCAGTACGAAAACATGCAACACGCCAAAAGGAATCGAAGATTCCGATCAGGCGAAAATAGCCCGTTCTCAAAAATAACTGAAAAAGATGTTCTGGATATATTGGAACACCACAAAAACGGTCTTACTGGTGTTCATATTTCTAGACTCTATAAAATATCAGAGAGTATGGTCAGTAAGATAATACTGGGCAAGAAGTGGAAGTATATTGCTAATCCATAGTGGGGTCAATGGGTTCAGAATCGTCCGGTTCGAGAATATCCGTTCTATCGGGATCTTCAGATTGAGAAAGACATGAAAGAGGCCGCGCTCCGGTTCCTAGATAGACTTGAGGCGCTAAGGAGCAAGCGGTGAATAAATAGACTAAGAAGAAACATACATTATTTTGTACATGAGATACCCATGCAGAACCTTCTAATTGGCTTGATGATTGGTGCCGCAGGAATGTTCGCCTTCTTTATGCGGTTCATCTACTCAGCCAACCGAATCAACCCTTTCAAATAATCTTGTCCAGGAGATAACCATGACCGGACCTGAAATTGCAAAAGCCATTCGTTATCTGGAACGCGCTAGGTCAGACGAAAAGATGAATCGCATGAAACAATACGATGAGGAAGTCTACTACCCCGCCTTGCGTGCATTGATCGGACAGTGCCCCCATGAACCCATGAACCACTGGCGCAGGAATGGGATTGGTTGGTCCTGGCTAGAGTGCAAATTTTGTGGACACACACTTGACAAAGGTTCGACTGAAGTTCATGGGGGCATTCTTGACTGATCTTGGCCAAAAACTACCACCCATTTCTGAAAGAGACTAGATGAATAGATCATCTGAAAGACTTATCGAATCTAGGAAGATCCTAGATTCCCATACAGCCTTGAGACTCCATTGATGGAGATGATGAAGTGAAGTTGATAAAAGGATAGGGAACCATGACCCTTGTAGAACATATCGGCCCCGCAACCCTCTACCTTGGGGATTGTCTGGAAGTCATGGCATCTATCCCGGACGGGAGTGTTGACCTGATCTTATGCGATCTGCCCTATGGGACTACCGCCTGTAAATGGGACACAGTGATTCCGTTTGAGCCGTTGTGGGCGCATTACAAGCGGGTGATAAAGCATAATGGGGCGATTGTGCTAACGGCAAGCCAGCCATTTACAAGTGCGCTGGTAATGAGCAATATTAAAGGCTTTAAGTATGAGTGGATATGGTTAAAATCGAAGCCAGTCGGTCATCTAAACGCCAAACATAGACCAATGTTAGCGCATGAAAGCGTTCTTGTGTTTTGTGACAAAAAAGAAAATTACTTTCCGCAAGGTCTGACAACAAGCAACAAGTTGGTTAAGCGCACTAATAATGGCGCTTATGGTGCGTGTTCAAAAGAAACCAGAATGACTCACACCGGCTTCCCGCGTTCCACAGATTTGTTTTTTAAGCATGACGAATCCACGGGGCACCCCACTCAAAAGCCTGTGGCACTGATGGAATACCTGATCAGGACCTATACCCGCGAGGGCGAGACGGTATTGGATAACTGCATGGGGAGTGGAACGACAGGGGTTGCCTGCACCAATACAGGGCACAAGTTCATTGGGATTGAATTAGATCCTGGCTACTTCGATATTGCCTATAAACGGGTTGAGAAGGCCGTATCTGATTCTAAACAGAATCTTTTTCTTCCGAGTCAGGAAGAGCCGGTAACTCAATCGGAGCAGCGTCTAGCATTTGAGTAGCTACGCTGCTCAATGCCGGATCAGCCTCAAGCATACGCCTGACACGCTCCCTGATCTGCTCGGGGGTCATGCTGGCGTATTCGTCCCTCTGCTCCACGATCTGTTTTTCCTGGAACCTCTTGTTCCCTCTAGCCGCAGCACGAAGAAGCACATCCACCTTGAGCTTATCAGCCTGGACATTCTCTCGGTCTGTATTGATCCCAATATCTAGTGCTTTTTCACCTAGTTTATGGGCTCGGATTTCCTCAGCACGGTCATAGTCCCGCAAGAACTCAGGGTGGTTATCAAACCAGGAATAGACCTCCTGCATGGTAGGCATACCGCGTTGCTCGCAAAGCTCGGGTAGGGAAGTCCCGGACGCTACAAGCGCATTGATGTAAACCATCATCTTCTGACGGTTGAGGATCTTTCCATCCACGATCCATTCCTGCTTGTAGTCCATCTTCCTCAACTCCTTCATCCTGCGGTTGTAAAGCTCTAGGCGCTCCTTAGCCTTCCGATCTCCAAACTGAGCAGCCAGACGAAGTTCGTAAGACTCCTTCAACTGCTTGGCAGATACCTTGAATCTGTAAGGCTTTTTATTCGCCATAGGCCCTAATCACTGTTTACTCCAGATCCCAGACGACTTGTCGCGGAACGCGGTTGAAATTGCAGCAGCCAGGTTATCCAGGATTCTTTCTCTCTCGTAGGGGGATTGGATCATAGTGAAGTAGTCATCATAGGACATGGTGACATAAACCCCCTCGTTCCCCTTCACGAAGAGGATAGTCCTGCCAGCTTTCCCGTCCCGAACATCCTGGATTCGGAACCCGTAGAAGTTATCCCCCTTGTTGAGAATCATCACACCCCCTTGTCGCGGTCCCGCATCGCAAGAGTCTCCTTGACCCAATACAGAGGAACACCCGGATGCCCGTCCTCATCCCGGTCACAAGGGATGGACTTTCGCAAGCACCGCTGGTAGATATTTTGTCGCGTTGACCCCAACTTGCGGGCCACCTCCGCAAAGGTAAGATGCGTAGACCAAAACTCATTAACCATATAAAACCCCTCTACCCGGATTATAGGTAAACCCGTAAACCTGTCAACCGCCCGAACTGTTCAAACCACACCCATGTTCATGATTCGTGAACAGTGAACGCCCCTACGGGGGAATAGCCCCTATGGGGGAACAACCCCGAATAGAGACCCAAAACATCAGACAAGCGCAAACGCAATACCAGCGCGGTTCTCCGTTCCCTAAGACTTGAAACTCGTAAACCCAAGTACAATTCTTCCCCGCGTCAGAATAACTTATTAACATAAGCCCCCCCCGTTGCTATCTGTACATCATCACTTATACTGCTATAATTATTATGTTACTCATATTTATACTCTACATAGACTTACGAGGTAGTCTCACCCCCGGTGTAGAGGAGACAACCTGCCTGAACACCATTATATTTTATTAGCGTAAATTGTGCTTATTCCACTATAAACCCCTGCTGGATGGGGTTTATGTAAACTGGATTGAGAAATTGGTTCGTGTACTGAACGGTGTGCTTTCTCCCCCCGCCGGCTGCTTCCGCTGGTCCCACCCTGGGGGGCCTTCCTGGGATCTCCGCAGACCTGATCGCATGGGCTTACCGCCGGGACGCAGCGCCTATGCGGTTTTAGGCTACCCTGTAGCATACGGATGCAGCATATATCAGCACCCAGCATAATACTTTATTATTATATTAAGGATCTGCGCGGGATTGAGGGGCAAGCTCGTGGTAGCTGCGGGCGGTTTGCGTGGCGAATTTCTGTATCTGACAATTCGTGTTTATTCGGGAATGGATGGAGAAGTGTGGGATTTTGCATCATCCGGGCATCATCCTGGACGAATGGCGGTTTAATTTGCATCATGGAACAGATCCCAACGGCCAGCCTTCAGCGCCTCGGTCTCTCCTTTATCTATTGTCTGTTGCGACTAGGCCCGCGATTTCGTTTGGCCGGTCCGTAGTCACTGACGCGATGCGTCAGTCTATCTATTAGGGTCGGTCAAGCTATATTCCGGCTTGGTAATAATAAAACATTAGACTTGCGCATTTTGCACTAGCAATTTGCAACATCGTGGCTTTTTGCATCGTTGGGATCTGGCTAGGTTCGGATGGGATAGCTAAGTTTTTCGGTGTCCCGCGATTTGGTATGGTCTGTGCATTCTTTATTCCGTGGCCAATGCCACTATCTCAGGAGTCTGACATGCGAAACCCGCAGACACGCGAACACTACGAGAACGAACTACTTTATATTGAATCAATCAACCCACGCAACCCTGGGCCTACCTTCAACGATGACCCGGAATGCTTCAAGCGTTACCGGGTCCTCCAATCCAAGCTTGCATTGGCCGATGGATTCGAGGCATTGAGTGCCGCCATTCTCTCTGTTGAGGTATGATATGGAAACCTTAATTATACTCAAAACATGGAATTATTCCGGCGTCACCGGCTACTCCGAACATATCGGCCCTACTTCAGCGTGCGAAACACTGGTAAAAAATGCGATGAAAGAACCTGGTGTCTATACTGCCCGCGCCACGTCCTATGCTTTCGGCGCTGGTAAGGTCATAAATGCCTTCCAGACTGGCATCAAACCTTTCGACACGGGTTGGAGGTACTAGCTGGCCCGCAACTTGCACCGACCAACCTGGGCGCAATGCCCAAAGGAGGAAAACATGGCAAAGTTCAACGGACATAAGAACTGGAATCATTGGAACGTCAGCCTTTGGATCGGGAACGATGAGGTGCTGTACAGGTTGGCCAAAGACTGCATTCGCCGCGCTGGAACCAAGCCGGAAGCCGCTAGTATGCTCCTGCCGCTGCTGGGCGCAAAGACGCCAGATGGTGCGCCCTATTCCTTCTCTTCTGTTCTGGCTGCACTGAGGGGGCTGTAATGACAAAGAAAGAAGCAATCCGACGATACGAGCAGGCCAACAGACTCGCTCGGCTGGGTTTCACCGAAGCCGAAGCCGAAACACTCCGGCGTATCAGCATGGCCCTTTCACGCTGGGCCGAGGCAGAATGCAACGGTGAGGTTGAAGTGGACGATGATGGCAAGGCGTTCCGCGTCCACCAAGGGCATGCTCCAACCTGGAAAGTTTCCCGCTGGCCCATCCCGAACCGCGAAGTTGGGGCCACCCGGCGATTGGGGAAGATGATGCAGGGCCATCCTGGCTTCGATTTCTATCACCAGACGGACCCTCGTGGTGCTGCCCTGTATATCTACCGGCCCGATGATCTGGAGCCTGGGCAGTCCGTAGACTCTATTTATTCGTCCATCGGGATCTGCGTCTACTGACTCAGCAACGGAGAGGGGCTTCGGCCCTTGTCCCCTGCTGATGCAGGTATCTGGAGGCTGCTTTATGCTTAGGACTCGATTGATCCTTTGGCCTGTGTTGGCCGCGCTGTTCCTCTTGCTTCTGTCCTATCTACCCGATGCTCTGGAGGCTGTGAGGGATTGTCTCTAGCCCGCGCCCGTCCCCGTCTCGTCTCGCCACGCTCAACTCGCCGGTATCCGGTCGCCGGTATCCGGCCACGAAAGGAACATGATGCCCTTCACGCAACCTCTGACCCGATTGAAGAAAATGTATGTCCCGCAGACCTGCGACTACTGCCGGTCTACTGCGGTTGTCTTTCTTTCAAAGAACGGCGAGATCACCGACGCATTCTGTGAACATCACGCCGCAGAATACTATACACCCGTTGGGAATGTCGAAAGCATGGAAGATTAACACGAAAGGAACACAATGCACAAGCCGTTCTATTCTATCCTTTGCTATGAATACGATGCACCAGGTTTCAACGCAATCATTCATTGTTCAAGCCGCCGCAAGGCTTCCCGCGCCTTTGGGCAGCTCCGGTCAAAGTTCCCCGGTTCTATCGTCACACTGAACCGCATGGAATACTTCGGGGGCTTCTGGGTCACAACCACTCGCCACGAGAAGGGCTGAAAGCTGGCACGAAATACGCAACTAGAGGCTTGCACAATACCCAAAGGAGACGCGATGCGCTCAAAAATCCCCACAATACCCGATGACATCCGCCTTGTGCTGGTTAGGGGCCTGCCCGGTTCTGGCAAGACCACACTTGCCCGCGCCTTGTGCGGACCCCCACGATGTCCACCTGGAGGCCGACCAGTACTTCATGGGGGCCGATGGGAGCTACCACTTCGACGCCCGCAACCTGGCGCTCGCCCATGTGTGGTGCCAGCGGGAGGCATCCAAGGCACTCCTGAGCGGTGATCGCGTTATCGTTTCTAACACCTTCACTCAGCTCTGGGAAATGTCTAATTATCTCCATTGTGTCAACTCATATGAGGCTATGGTTATCGTTGCTTCAGGCGAGTTCCCTAATATCCACGCCGTTCCCGATACCACCATCGCCAAGATGCGTGCCAGGTGGGAAAGCTTCCCCGACGAAACCATCTACCGCCCCAATTAACCGGGCATAATGCCCAAAGGAGAAAACCATGCTAAACCTCGAAACGATCTGTCGAATGCTCGAAGGCTCCATGCCTGATGCTAAGGTCTGGGCAGAATCAGGCTACATTTTCATTGAGCAGGACGGGGAGACCTGCCGCCTGTCTCTTGACCGGGTGAGAAAATGAGGCCCCCGCGGATTGATACCGAACGCCTCCAGGCCATGCTTGACTTCGCCAATGAGAAGGCGCGGGCCGCAGACCAAACCCATCGCCTAGAATTGAGGGCAGAGGTAGAGGAGTTGCAAAATGCAACGCGAATTAGCATCCTCCGGGCATGGGGCGGAGATTATGCTGGTCTGTGACCCACGCCGAATCGTCTCGAATGTGGACAGGATGGCATACGACCACCTGGTCGCCGCTGGGATCATCCACCCTAACAAGGCGGGACGCCCCAAGGTTCAAAAGAAACTCCCCAAGGCGCGGATTGGCTGGAAGAAGCTAGGCCCCATGCGAAAGGGCGGCTGCCAGCAATGCGGGGACGCCCCTAGCCAAGTCCCGGTTGGGCTTCCCAAGTCTGAAGATCCATCTCTCTGCGATAGGTGCTTCGCCGTCCTGGCTAACTCCAGGCGGTACTGGATCGCCTCCGAAGATTTCCCGTGTGCGGGATAAAAAATCCCTTGCTCCCGGTTTACGCCGGACCAATAATCTAACCAGCCCATGATGGCGAAGGAGACACTGATGCCATACCTGACTGAAGAAGAATATGCGGCCAAAGCCGGGGAGATGTGTCCCGCTTGCGGCGGGGCCGATGTAGTGGCCGTTGGGGGCATTGAGACAGACGGTAAGACAGCTTGGCGGCCCGCCGATTGTGAAGACTGTGGGGCTACCTGGTACGACCGCTGGTCCCTAACCGGATATTCCGATCTATACACCAAGTAACCTAACCAGCCCATGAGGGCGAAGGAGCAAACCATGCGAATCGAGAGATCGCCACTCAGTTCCACATTGTTCAAAGGCCCGGTCAACCCCGGCCTTGAATACTGGATCGACGCGAATGGCTACAATGTCCAGATCGGCTTCCACGATGGATCTGGCTTGCATTGCCACATCTTCTTCAACGACCTCCCTCGGTTGCTGAACTTTTACCGGGATCTAGGCGAAGCTATTGATTTTGTTCAGCCCGGAGTCATTAACCCCCTGCCCGATGGAGATCCTGGGGAAGTGGACGCGATGAAGGTCATCTTCGAGGCCGACCAGATCAAGAAGGGGGTGGCCGTATGAAACCGACCCGAGGGTATGCCCCCATCATCATCGCCCAAGCCCTTGAGTTGGGGATTCTGTGCCGCCCCATGCACTCGTCAAGGGTAGGGGTTGGGGAGGCGCTAGAGGTCACTAAGGACTCCTTCGGGTTGGTGAGCGGGTATGAAACGGTTGTTTTCCATCCTACCCCGGAGGAACTGACCCAGACATGGGAACTCACAACCCGCGACTTGGTGCGCTCGGAATGGCAGCAGTCTTGTGAAGAACCGTTTTAGGGGGTTCACGATGTTGATGGTAGGCAAGTGGAGGATGAATAGATGTTGTTCCTTCCGCTACACCAAAGAGGGAGGCCGCTCTGATATAGAGGAGGGCACCTTTGGGGCTGTGGCCCCGCTTATCTGCGATCGCTGCGGCCCGGTTTGGGGGAAACTCGAATGCGTTTGCACCTACCGGGGCCGTGGGTTTGAGAGCTTCTGGGGTCCGGAGCCTGACGAATACGAGGACTTCTGCCCGTCCTGTGGACGATCCGAGTGCTGCGGGGAGAACGAAGAACCGCAACTTGCCTTCAAGGTCGTCAACCGCTATACCCAATCAATCCGCCGGGTGAACCAATGAATTGCTGGGTAGTTGCACTTATCTGGCCCCTTACCTGTTCTCTAGGCTTTGTTATTTGGCCCCTTTACCGCGAACCCAAGAGGTATGAATGAGACTGCTTTCCAAGATTTTGTCTATCCTGCTTTTCTTTTGGGTGGCTGGGGTATTGCTTCTAGCCATCTTTCACAGATTTTTTATCTAACAGAGGACGGTGAGTTATGAGCAAAATGGGAGAACTGGCCCTAGAACTGCAAGAGAAGGAAATGGAAGAGGCGTGGGAGGAATATGAACGGATGAAAGACTACCAAGAGGCATCAATGAACCAGAAAGAAGCATATGAATTCCTACGCGCTCATGCTGACTGGCTGAAAGAGAACTGGGGGATGACCCCTGAAGGTCGCGCCTACCAGATCAGGTTCAACGAAGCTCTGGCGGCCATCATACCGGGCTAAATATGTCCATCTGGAGGAACCATGACGATCCACCCCGCAAAGACACCGATGGAAGGCGGGTTCAGCCTGGAGAAGTTTATGCCGAACACGGACCACGAAATGGCCCAGGTCTTAGATGATGTCCTCGACGCACTGGAAAAGGAGCGAAAGCTGAAAGGCTGGATTCCCTGCGCTGATCGCCTCCCCGAGAAGGATCAGGAAGTGCTGATCTACCTGGATGAGAACGAAGGCGGTATGCTCGAACTTGGATATACCAGTCTAATCACCATCGCCATCTACACCGGGGAAGGTGATGAGTGGTCTCGTGATTGGGAAGCCGATGCCAATGCGCCCATCGAGGACGGTTGCCAGCCGACCCACTGGATGCCACTCCCTGAACCCCCGACCGTCTAACAAATGTCCATCTGGAGGAACAATGAACGAGAAGCCAGCCAATGCCTACTGCTTCTGGTGCGGCAGATACTTCAAGTTTCTAATGCCCCACAACAAATTGAAGGAACGGGTTTGCCCGGTTTGCGACGAAGACCCGGACTACCAGGACCATGTTCACCGGAACCTTCGCGCCGCTAACCGCGAGGCCAGAATGGCCGCCAAGGGCCATAAAGCCCCCCAGGTGGCCTGCAATGCCGATTGACTACCTCTGCACCAAGGGACGCGCCAAGGTCCGTGTCCTGGCTTACAGGCCCACCAATGAGCCGTTACCGGATGACTTCTTGCGGGTAGTGATCCAGGCGATGGAGCCGAGTGGCCCGATTGCCGAAGATCCGTTGCATGTAGAAAATTGCCACGAATTGAACCTAGCCCGCGAGTTGCACCTGATGAGAAATGAAGGCTGGGAAATTGTGGCGAACAAGGACATGGTGAAGTAAACTGCAAGCAGTTCCGGCGCTGAAGCGCCAAACTAATAGAGCCCATGATGGGCAAGGAGGAACAAATGGAACCAGATTACTCAACAGGCCCATCCTGGCAGTTCATCGCCAGCCCGCCTAACTGGTGGGCAATCTACAAGAACGACAAGGGACAGAAGATTGCCCTCCCAATCGTTGCCTGGAGGATGATTGCCGACAACCGCGACTCCGAAGACATAGCGAATAGCCCGGATCGCCAATACCCCTACGGGGAGCCGATGATTATGGGCGGGGACGGGCTGCTGGAGTCCTGCTTCCAAGAGGGCAATCTGATCCCAGGCAACACGCGGGGTTTCCGCTATGACTTCCGGGATGGCTGGATGTTTGCCTACGCTGATTTCATCCCCAAGATAAAGGGGATTCTCCGCAAGCCCGAAGGGGATTGCATCTACTGGGAGGTTTTGTGAAGCTGTTTGATCTTGGACCCCTGTTTGAGCAGGTGAAAGACGATCTTGAGAATGGCCGGGAACCCGATCCTGCGGTTGTGGCCCTAATCGTCGAGGAAGGCCCCAAGGCGGTTGATGACTGGTTCCTGATGATCGAGGAGGTTGAGGGCGGCATCAACACGCTCAAGGCCCATCTGGACGCGATCAAGGGGCGTCTGGAAGCCCGCAAGCAGACGAAGGAACGGATGGAAGGCGTGATCCTGGACATCATGAAGCGCCACTTCCCCAAGCTGGACAAGGCCGGGAATGTGACGGGGTACGGGATCAAGACCGCGCTGGGGACCTACTGGGTCAGGACTACCACCCGTTACGAGTTCTCTGGCATGGACCCCGTAAAGAACCCCCTGTTCTTCAAGTTCCCCGAACCCGAGTTCAAGAAGTCTGAGGCAATCCGGGTTTACAAGGAGGGCGTTCTGCCCGATAATGTAAGTGTCGTGGAAAGCATCACGGAAAGCGTAGGTATTCGGAGATAACCAACCGCGCCTAGCGGATCTAGGCGGAACAACCAACACAAAGGAAGTGTTTATGAGCTTTTTCACCCCCAAGGTACACGAGGACAAGGTTTTTGAACTTGTTCCCGAGGGCAAACACGCCGCAATCGTCAAGTATGTGGTTGACTGCGGCCATCACCGGGACAAGGACATGCAGGGCAAGGAGGTTGTCAAACACCTTGTCTTTGTCGGGTTCCAGTTCCCCGAAGTTCTGAACAGCGAGGGCGAACCCCATTGGAAAGGCGACTTCTGGACCGTCACGGATTTCAAGTCCGGAAAGGGTTGGCTGTTCCACGAACGGAGCAAGTTCAACGCCTACTTGCGGTCCTGGACGAACGAGGATGCCAAGAAGGTGCAGTGGGTCTCGTTCCTGGAGGATCTGGTGGCCCGGAACCACCCGGCCTATGTGACGATTGAACACAACCCCAGCAAGGACGGGACCAAGACTTACAGCAACATCCTATCTGTGAAGCCCTACACCGGGAAGAAGGAGGTCAAGATGGTCGGACCCCTCGTCACTTGGGGCTTCGGTGATGATGGCTTTGACGAACTCCCGAGCAACATCAAACGGAAGATCGAAGCCTCCATCGAAAAGACCGAGAAGGCTGGTGCCGAAATTGACGATTCCGGGATTCCCTTCTGACGCTACAAACCACGGGCGGGGGTCTCCGGGCTCCCGCCCCTTTTTTTATGGAGCAAAAATGGTTTTTCTTCGGTTCCTTTGGATGGTTATCTCGTACCTGCTGGTTGAGGTATTTATCTTCCTCCCCCTCTACCTGCTGGGGTTGCTAGCCTTCCCCGTTGCCTACCGCTTCGCTTCGTTAAAAGGCGAGGACTCTTTTATTAACAAAAACCAGCGCATCATCTCCTTTAGGAACCCCGTTCTCAATGAATGGCTGGGGAACCGCGAGGACGGATTGTGGCCCGAATGGTGGGCAAAGGAGCGGGGCGGATCTCCCTACAGTTGGTTCATCCGCAACCCCGTAACCAATATGCGGTTCTGGCCTATCATCTCCACACTGCCAAATCCAGAAAAGACTGGCTTTGTTGGGACACTGGACCACATTCCCGATTCGGCGGCTGAAACGGGATGGTTCTTCTGTTGGGAAGGGCTATACGCTGGTTTCCTCTACCAGGGGAAGCGGTTTGGATGCTGGTTCGGTTGGAAAACGAATCCCCGCGACAGGAAGCCTGATGCGCCAAGGTGTTACCGTTACTACGGGCTGGGGACGGCCTGCCAGATATGGAGGTCTTAATGGCTGAACCAAGCCAGCAGGTTGTCACACTTCTCCCCATTGACCTTATCGCCAGCCTAGACGCCCTGGCCCGCGAGTACAAAAGCTACAGGTCTGCCCTAATCAGGGAAGCCTGCCAAGCCTATGTGGATAAGGCTAAGGGAGCCAGGAGGGACGATGACAATGGATGAAATGGGAGCATGGCTGCCGATTGAGACAGCCCCGCGAGACGGAACGGAGGTTCTGGTATTGCAGGACTATGCGGGCGTGGCCATAGTGCGTCCCGCGTGGTATGGGAGCCGCAAGGGAAGCGAGGACACCATGCAGCACCTTGACTGGGACAGCCTGGGAGAGTGGGAGGGCTGGTGGTCCTACACCAGCAACGGCGTGGACCAGGAAAAGCTGGAGGAGCATCAACTTCCGACGCACTGGTATCCCATGTCTGCCCCGTCTAGCGCCCAACTTTAGATTAGGCACGCCCATCCATGACCTAAAAGGGAAGGGAGCCCGTAAGCTCCCTTGACTCCCAATAACTTTTGTTGTATGCTTACTCCAGTCGCGAGCCGGGCGGGTTGCATGAACAGGAGCAATTCTCATGGTGGTCCAAAATGGATACTTTGTCAATCCTGAAAAGGCTTGTGGATCGTCACGGACCCGCAGAAACGGCCAGGTTGATTGGCGTCACTTACCAATCGGTTTGGCGATGGATGACCGGGAAGGCCGCGATTCGCGGAGGGTCGGCCAAACTGATCCGTCTTGCTGGAGGGGCTGATGAGCAGGGCAAGGTGTTGGAACCTTAGATTCAATCTGGACATATTCAACTCTGCCTTCACCTACCTTGACACAAGGGTAAAGACGGTTTAAATTATTCTTGAGCCAGATCATCCCTGCGCTCCTTCACAACCCCTTCAACAAACCTCCCTCCGGTGCCTGCGTAGCAGGGGATGACGCCGGGGGGAGACCTATTATCCCGGAGGCCGCATGGCTTGGGTGGACCAAACAATGAACTACTGCTCCCTCGATGCAAGGTTTGCAGAAGGTGGGGTATCCATGGAAGATTTTGGGCACGGAGAGCCCGGTCACACGATTGTTATCGAGCCGTTGACACAGGAAGATGCCCATTCCTACGCATTTATACTCAGGAAGTGTGCGCAGCATCTCGAAAGAGTTGGGCGAGGTTTGCCAGAAGCGGGGTCAGTGAATGGATGAGCTTATGACCCAGTTCAGGGCTATCCCGATTGATTGGATATTGTCCCGCGAGAAATATCACCACTTTCTGGTATGGGTAGCGGCTAAGGCTACCTTCAGTGGGTGGGGGCGGTGCGACTCCCTTCAGGTGACCTTTACCGAACGGGAGGCCGCATCCGAGTTTGGCGTGTCGCAATCCACCGTTTCAAGGTGGACCGCCAAGGCAAAACTGGATGGGTTCCTGCTGCCCACCAACCAATCCATCAGGGAACAGGGCAAAGGGGAGGTCTACAACCTCGGTGGTCTAATGCTGAACACCGTAAAAACACCGGATCAAGGCCGGATCAAGGATGGATCAAGGACGGCCCACGCAGATGTATGCGAACAAACGGCTTACCAGCCACAACGGATAGGCGACGGACAAAGCGCGGACAAAGAGCGGATCGTTAATAGGAGTACACCAGATACACCAGATACACCAACTTCAAAAGAATCCTCGCCCTCGCGGGCTCGGTTGTCTCGTGAAAGGAAACTGTCCATGTTGGACGGATACCCGGAGGGTGCGTTGGCCGTTGTAAGGACTCTTTTACCCATATGGCCGGAAGAATCACCGGATGGCAGAAAGATTATCTTCGACCCCCATGCTGCCTCGGCCCGTGTTACCGAGATCCTTGCAGCCAATCCATCCATCCAGCCCCAACTGCTCATTGACGCTGGCAACCGCTACTTGCGGACCATGCGGGAAACAGGTAGCGAGAAGTTCATTTC